CCTAAAGAAGAACCACCTAATCCTAAAGAAGAACCACCTAAACCTAAAGAAGAACCACCATTAAAGAAAATAAAAATTGAAAGTCCGATTGATTTGATTATGAGACTTACAGAAATTGATAGATTTTTGAAACAAGACATTAAATCGAAGTTAATTGATTTTATTTCTATTCCTGAATTTTCAAAAGCATTTGGAATGAAGAAATCAGCTGAAATAATGACAGCTATTTCAAAAGATAGTTGGAACCAATCTATATCATTATTTATTTCATTTCTTTTAGACAAAAACATTATTTATAAGGAAAAATCATATGTTTATAATAAAAATAATAATGATGCTATTATAAATGTCTGTTAATTTCAAAAAAAATGATTTTTATTTTTATATTTCTTTTCATATCTCAAAAAGCAAATGAATATCAATATTTATAATACTTTTCTTATTAAAGCTAAACTTCTTTCAAAGAATGAAATCATTTATAAACATTTTATCGATAACAATCATAAATATATTCAAAATTTGAAAGATTTCTTAAATTATTATATTGATAATAATTCATGCAATATCTCAAATAACAATCTTCTCAATAATTTCATGAATAATATTAATAATTGGCAATTCTCATTAAGTAATATCAAAACAATCATTTATCAAGATTTTAGCCATTTTATCTATAATTATGATACTAGCGATTTTGAGATGTATGATTTATTATTGAAATTAAATGATCTGATTACTCATTCTCGATAAGACATTCATCATATGTTAAATAACTTTCTATGTTTGTCGCTAATTGTTGTTTCTGAAATTTTTTTTTCAATAAATAAAACTTCATACTAGACGATATCTTTTGTTTATTTATCTTAGAAATATCACTAATATCTATAATTGGTTCTTCTTGCTTATCTTTATTATTAATAGTATCATTTAACATATTACATATATCTTCATATTTATTAATCTCATTATGTGATTTGATGCAAAAATTAATATAATTATTTATTTTTGTTAAGGTGTCATTATCTAACCAACATAAATTAATAAATATACCATTATTATTTTTACTATAATTGTTATTGTTTTTATAAATGATCTTGAAAATCTCTTCTAATTCATTTTGACTGAGATTTGCTAACCCATTTTTAATATTTTTATATATTTCATTTTTATCTGTGTTGTCCATTAATATAAAAAATGATTTTCTTTTTATATAAAGTTATTATCAAAATTTTATAATGACATCCATTAACAACACAGAAGATGATATTTGGACTATTATGGATGATCTCAAAGAAGAAGAATATGTAAAAGAAAATGGAGCTAGAGAAACTGAAATTGTATGTTCTTGCGGATGCAATGAATTCATTGTTGAGGATTCCATGCAGATATGCAGTAAATGTAGTGCGATTTGTTGTAAAGTTATTGATAATACAGCTGAATGGAGATATTATGGAAATGATAGTAAAAGCGATGATCCCTCTAGATGTGGATTACCAACTAATTCATTATTACCAAAATCATCTTTAGGTTCTATGATTGGTGGAAATAAATATGGAAATAATTATGATATTCGAAGAATTCGCAAATTTATTGCATGGAATTCTATGCCATACAATGAAAGAACTTTATGGTTAGTATTTGACATTCTTACTAGTAATTCGTTAAGTAATGGAATTCCTCAAAAAGTAGTTGATGATGCCAAGGTTTTATATAAAAATGCATCAGAAAAAAAGATTTCTAGAGGAGATAATAAAGAAGGATTGATTGCATCTTGCATTTATCATTCTTGTTTAATGAATAATATTCATAGAAGTTCGAAAGAGATTGCTAAGATGTTTGATATTGATCCTGTCATTTTAAATAAAGGAAATGCAAGATTTCAAACATTGCTTCAAATTAATGTTATTGGGTCTTCTCCTAGTGATTTCATTTCTCGTTATTGCTGTCAATTAAGTATGAAATTAAATGATATCGAAAATTGCAAGAAACTTATAAAATTTTTAGAAGAAAATGAAATAATGAGTGATAATTCGCCAACTTCAAGTTGTGCCTCAATTCTTTATTATTACTCTGAAAAAAATAAATTAGGATATACAAAAAAACAATTTGCTGATATTTGCAATGTCAGTGAAGTTACGGTTATTAAAGGCTATAAGACTATCTGTAAGTTTGAGAAATTTATTGACAAAAATTTTAAATAAAGAAAAAACAGATATATATTTATAAAAATTAACTATGTATAACAAAGAACTATTCGAATTTATTTCAAATGGTAATATTGAAAAAAGTCTATATAATACTTGTATTTTTTTAGTCGAAAATTCTAAAATAGAAATATTAGAAGATACGCTAATTTATACTTGCAATTATATAAGTTCTTTCATTACTATTTATAATATTGCAAAATTTAATGATGTCGTTTCATCTACGATTTCTATTATAAATAATAATACGATTAATGTCATCGATTATTTAAGATTAATTTCAAAGATGTGTATTTTATGTGATATTTATTTAAAAAATCCAACAACTAAATCAGGAACATTACCTATACCACAATTAAGACAAAAAATTATTCATATCTTTAGCAATGAAATAAAATTAAATCCTGCTGGACTTGTAAAATTTAATTCGGTTATGCCACCAGTTGATAGTGATATGCATGATCTAGTCCTAAAAATAATAACTTCTTTTGTTAATTTATTTAAAATTGTTGAAACCATCAATAATCCAGATGATATTTATAATATTTCTATTTTACTCAGAGATGCTTTTGATTATATTATTCGTAAAAAATATGTTATTCAAACTAAATTTAATTTAAATGAACACGACCCTATCTTTTTTCTTTGGGGTTTCATTAATTCATTATTTAATCATGATTATTTTATTATGAATTATTATAAATTATATTGTCTTAATAATCCTTCTAATAATAAAACAATCAGAAATCAACGAATTTCTCTAGTTCATGCATGTGCTGTTGCCATTATCTATAATTATAAAAAATCATTATATAGTTCTTGGAATTGTAGTGAAAATTTGATTATAGATAAAATTGGAGATGTTGCAATTAATCTATTTTTGCAAGTGAAAAAAGAATTAGGAGTTGAAGACGAAAAAACAGAAACCAAAAAAGAAAATAATGATTATGAAAATAAAATGGATGGACTAACATATATATTTGATTATATTCCTAAAATGTCTAATATTATTAATTCTGAAAATTCATTTATATTCGAAGATGAATTAAAAACTATTGTTAAATAATTGAATTATAATAATATTTTGTTAAACTATTGATTTCATCAACTGAAACTTCTCTATTTGTTTTTATAAATATTGCTTCATATGGATGAATAGTTCTTCCAAAACAACATTTTTTATAAAGAGGATCATTATTATTAGATGTTTTATTAACATCTTGTTTTATTTTTCTATAATCTAATCCTTGATATCCTGGAATAATACATGATATATTCCAATTATTTTCTAATACTATTTTTGACATCAATATTTCTTTACAAGCAATCAATTTATTAAAATTATCATAATCATATTTCTTTTCAAATATTTCTTTTTCTATTAAGAATTCTAAACATTCTTTATTCATCGCAAAAAAATATGATTGAACATGTGGAAAAGGTAATTTATAATTTGTTTTTTCTTGAAGTATTTTCCCCTGTTCAAACATATAATTTGAAAATATATTTATAGATACACCAACTAATTTAACATCATCTTTAATCATATTTATAAATGGCTCATACCATTTAATTTTAATATAATTAGGAATAAATGGACCTCTTTGAGAACTATTCATAAATATAAAATAATTATAATCATTATTCATAATAGTAGTTTCAAATAATATATAATTAAAATTTCCAAAATCATAACCTTCATTCTCTTTTTTTATAACTTTAATATTATCTCTTTCAGGAAAATCAATTGAACATTCACCACTAATAATAAAATAATAATCACATTCATTATAAATACCGGTTTTTAAGAAATATTTTAAATTTAAAATGTAATCATTATCCTTTTCATAATATGCATATATTACTGCAATTTTATTCATCATGTTTATTTAAAATTAATATTTATATTAATTTCTATATAAACAGCACACAATGCCAATAAAAATTAATAATATTCCAATAATACTATTAATTTTAAATTTATTTTTCAATAAATAATATGAAAATATAAATGTTATTATTGGATATATAGATGTTATTGCTATTACCGTATTTATATTTATACCATTACTTACAACAACATTATAATATAAAATTGTTGGAATAAATAATGATACAAATCCAAGTAAAAAAATATAAATTAATTTATTTTTATTTATTTGAATATTTGAATTTATTAAATTATAATTGAATAAATAAAATATTAAACTTGATATAAAAAATACAATCCCATATATAAAAATTATTGTTTGATATTGAAAATCTTTTAAATAATGTTTATAAATAATTGGTGTTAATCCCCATATAAATGCAATTATAAATGCATAAATTATAGGTATCAAATAATTTATATTTATATTCCCTCCTCTCAATCTTAATACTAAATGCAATGTAGCCTCTTTTTGTATGTTATAATCAGCTAATATTCGATCGTCTTCTAATTGTTTTCCTGCAAATATTAGTCTCTGCTGATCTGGTGGTATTCCTTCCTTATCTTGAATTTTTGTTTTTATTGTTGAAATTGTATCACTGCTCTCAACTTCTAATGTTATTGTCTTTCCTGTTAAAGTTTTGACAAATATTTGCATATTTCTATTTATTATTAAGGATTAAAAAATGATACTTGATATTATTTTTACTAATAATTATAATAATATGGATAAACTTTGTGAAATTATTATGAAATCAGATAAAGAAATATTTGAAAAAAATTATGATCAAGAAACTAATATTATCAAATATTTCATTAAACAGTCTAAAACAGATATGATTAGTTATGATAATACTGACAAATTTGAAACAAGTGATTATATTGCTGATGTATTGCATCAATATTTTAAATCATATGATATTATAAAATTTTATGATAATATTGCAAAGACTATTTTAATTTATAATAAAAATAGTTATATCATAACTTCTGAATATCTGAATAATGAATTGTATTGGATTTTAACTATAAAATTTAAATGATTTTTTAATATTCATATAAAAAAATGATTTTTTGTTTTATTTGAAATCTTATAAATATGATTGAGTTCTTTATCAGTATTGTCGTTGGTATTTCCCAGGCTTTCATTTTCAATCCGATTGACAAGGCTATTTATAATAGTGTTGTCAATAATCGAAAACTTTTTATAATGGAAAATTGGAAAAATCCTTTTGTAGGAGCATCAAATGGTATATATACTCGTATAATTACAGGAGGCATTTATTTCTATCTTCTGGACTATACGAAAGAAATGGACATTTATCAATCATCATTTGCTGTAAGTTTAACAACATCACTAATATCAAACCCCTTCAATGTTGTGAAATTTAACTCCTATATTAAAAATAAGAATTCTTATAATTCGCTTCTTAGCTGTTATAAGAAATATGGGTTGAAATTTGGTAAGATTGGAATTGAAAGTCTCATTATCAGAGATTTCATCTTTAATGTTATTTATCTGAAATACAAAAAAGACAATGAATATCTCTTTCATAATTGTTGCATTTTATGTGCTGCAAGTGTTATTTCATCACCTTTTCATTATATTAGGAATATGAAGTATTACAATAATGACAGCTATCTTAATATTTGCAAAAATCTTTTTAAAGATATCAAAAAAACTAATCATAAATTAACCTTTGCAATTAAACAATTTGCAATTGGCTATGGAACGATTAGAACAATTGCTGGAGTTTATATTGGTCAGATAATGTATTCAACATTGAAAGAGATGGTTCCATCTCACTGAAAACGATTTAAAAATTTGAATTTATATATATAATAAATTATTTTTATTATGGAAAAAAAGATCGACAGTCTCGAAATGCTTATTCAAGAAGTTTTTGATAAATGCAGTGATACAAATTATCCAAACACTCTAATTCAAATTCTTAAGAATAATCATTTTTGGCCTGTTATTAAAGTAAAGAAATTTAAGAATAATAATAATCTATGTCTTCTTCATAATTCTTATAAAAGAAATGATGTGAGTGAATTTCAAGATTTATATGATAAATGTCGAAGTATTGTTCTTGACTTTTCTAAAAGTATGGGGAATAATGTTGTTATATCTATTAGTAATAGTATTCCAATTCGTTCAAGTATTTCAAATTATATGAATTCAATTATGGAAAACGGAGATAATTGTTATACTGCTTTAGATGGAACTTGTATTACTGTCTATTATCATAATGGAAATTGGCATTTTGGCAGTTCAAGTTGTCCTGATATCAATTCATCAAAGTTTTCTAATAAAGATAAAACTCATGGTTATATGTTTGATGAAATCTTATACACTATTTATAAAAATCAAGTTGATATCAATGATCCTAATATTTCATCAATTTTGAGAAATCTTTTTACATCAAATTTAAGTCCTATTTATTCATATGATTTTGTCATTATTCATCATGAAAATAAACATGTAATTAATTATACTGAAATAATGGGTGAAGATTATAAATATATTTTTCATATTAATACCAGAAATCGTATTACTCTAAAAGAAGAGAATATTGATAATCATCCACTAGCTTATTTGAATATTAGATATCCATATAAATTTCTTACTATCAATGAAGCCATCCAATTTGCAGGAAATAATAATTTTGGATTTATTGTTAAGAAACAAGACAAAATTTATAAGATTAGTAATGATGCCATTCTTCATAAAGAAGAGGTAAATGCATATAATTTCAATAAATGGTATAATCTTTTTTATGTCTATATGCTCCAAAAAGAGAATTATAATATTAATGAATTTGTGAATGATTTTTATGCAGATAATCATGCTGACATTCCATCAAATATTTATGATATCATTAATACAAATTTTAATATTGTTAAAAATATTATTTATAATTTATATATTTCTACAACAAAATATTATCCAAAATATAATCGTTTTAAAGTTGATTTAGATATGGATAGAACATTAAACCCTCTTATCAGATTTCATTTAGCTCAACTAAGACATCAACAAACAACGATTTATAAGAAAAAAATAATTAATGAAAATAATGTTTTTAATTATTTGTGCCATTCCAATAATATTAAAAATATTCAAAAATTGTTCTCTCATTTTGCCACACATAATTTATATAATCTAACACCTGAAATCATTTTAAATTTTGCTACTGTTTCAAATCTTCTTGAAAACAACCCATCTATTTAAAAAGCTGAATTTCTTAGAAATTTCATTTGTTTCAAATTCTATTAAAGATTTCTTGTGATCTTCAATTCTCCAATTTTCATATAAATTATATTTAGTTTTTATCAATTCCGGTTTTTCGAAATCTTTTTTTATTTTTTCATAACTCTCCGAAAATAATTCGGTGTCTTCTAATATCAAATTGAATTCTTTAGCCTTTTCAACTAAGAAATCGAAATTAACTAAGAATTCACTAATTAATTTTTGTGTATTTTCAATAAATACATCAATTTTCTTATTATAATAAGTTTCTTTATTATATTGTTTGATAATTGCCCAAACTGGAACACTATATTCATCAAAATTCTTTCTTCCTTCAATTATTCCATTTTTACTCTTTGCAAGTTCATTTTCTACACTTACACCATCCATAAAAGTCGCAAAGAATAATCCATTCTGTTGAAGATTATCACTCACATTTTTAAGAAACTGTTCTAATTTCATTTCACTCTCAAAGAAATAATGAATTGCAAACATACACGAAATAACATTAAACTTATCTTTCCCCTTTCCTGCCAATACTCTCTCATATACATTTAAATTCTTCTGTTTTGAAACAGGGTTCATTATCAATTTTAATAAATCTCTACTTTCTGTATCAATTGCAGCTTCTCCTGTTTTAATATCAAGTGTGCAATCTCCTACTGCAAATGCCATATCCAACAATGAATAATTCTTTCCTTGTTTCTTATTATAAGAAAGTTGTTTTCGATGTTCTCTTATCAATTTAGAATAAGACCCTTTTGAAGAATAAATATTATTCTTCACTAAATCTAATCCCAATACAAATTGATATTTTGAATATTTCCAATTATTTAAATCTCCTGCTTGACCACAAGCCATTTCTAATAATGCCCCTCTAGTTTGATATTTAGCACCCGCTAACGGTGGCTTATTATATAAATGACTTTTGATAAGCATATGAAATAACAACATACTATTCGAAATTTTGTTAAATGGAACATTTCTTTCATAATAGATATCATCCGTTTCTAAAACATTATCTTCTATTTCTTCTGTTTCATCTATAATCTCATTTCCGACAATCATAGAAACAGAAATCATATTATGAATAGTATCCCAGGTATCTAATGCAACTACTACTGAATTTGCAGTTTTATCATAAATACCTTTATTATAAATTCTGGTTTTGTCTGTTCTTACTCTAATTGGTTTCCAAACCTTTTCAATTAAATCAAAACGACATTCAACAATAGTATTATTTTCAATCTTATCATTATTTTCGGCTCTTACCTCTTTTTTATCATTTAATGGAAGATATGCAAATTCAGCATCAGTTATATAATATTTATTTGGAACAAATAATTTGAAAACATCTTTCTCTGTTTCCTCTAAATATTCATTTAATTTATCAATGTTATTATAACCATATCTTAAACTTAGAACATTTTTAATATTATATTCATTTAAAATGCTCTTATCTGATACATATAATCCAAATTTACGGCATTCAATTCCATCTTTTCTTACATCAGCTATATATTTAATTAAGAAGTCGATGGTGTTTTGCTCAGGTGGTTTCCATTTAAAAACATTATTCCAAGTCATATCAGTCTTTAATTCAACTGGCATATTTGGATAAAAGGAATAGACCGCTAATTTTGCAGGTGTAAATATCAAACCATCAATATCATATGGAAATGATTTAGCATTGTCTAAAATCTTCTTATTTTCATTATAAATATTTGGTCCATAATAATGTTTCTTAACTATAAAATCCATATTACTATTACTTGTTAATAGTTTTGACATTTTTAATAACTCATTATATCGGCTTTTCTTCTTTTCTTCTATCAATGGCAATGATGTTAATTTTTCACCATTCAAGAAATAGATATCAAATGCAGCAAATAAATTTTTCTTGACACCGTCTATTCTCTTATTACAATGGATATATTCACCATCTAATAATGAATTGAATGCTTCTTTCTTTGCCTTTAATCCTGTCCCTTCTACTCTTTTTGAACTATCAATAGTATATACATCGCCTTTACCATTGATATATAATAATAATCGTTCTCCATCAGCTTTTTCAGTTACAGTATAACCTCTTAAAATACTAACAACTCCATAATTATTCGGATTTTCAAGATTATTTAATTTTAATGCAACTGGCTTTGGTGTTAATAAATATACGGATTTATCAGATGATTTTTGATGATTTCCAAATGGAGTAATATTTACTAAGTCTTGATATTCATATAAAATATTTTCTTGTTGTTTCTTTGTTAAAATAACTTTTGATAAGAAAATAGATTGCATCAATTTTAAGATGTTTATTAAAACATTTTTGGTATTTGATGACCTTATTTCAAATTCATAACTAGTCTGAGTATTGCTACTATTTATTTTAGATTTCTTTATCGTTTGATATGATTGAATACTATCTTTAATCATTCTTCCAATTACTATAACACCATCCTCAATTTCATAATTATATTCTTTAATTGATCGAAATCTTTTCATATCAGTTTCCCATTTATCATTTTCTTCGGCGTCTTCATTTTTGATTACTTGCATAATAATATTAACATCCAATAAATTATTAATGGTTTCTTCTACTATTTGAGTTGATTTATACCATTTATAATTACCAGACTTATAATTATTAGTGTTGCAATAATTTAAGATGTTTTTTAAACTTGAAATTTCTAATGTTAAATTATTTGTTCCAATGATTTCTAAATATTGCTCCTTGTCTATTTCAGCATAATTTGATCGAAATGAACTAATAAAATTATTAAATTCAGTCTCAGACCATAGCCCATTATCATTGATCAATTTGACAATAAAAATATTATCATCCTTTAATGATTGTTCTATAGTCTTAATTGAGATGAATATTTGTTCATCCTGCGAAATTTCCATTTTTTATCTAATTTATATAAATAAATAAATCAATTTTTTATTTAAATAAAAATTGAAATATTTATATAAATATAAATTAAACAAATGACAACTGAATTATTTATTCCTATTAAATTTAGAACGACAATTATTTTGACACCCAATGAAATGAACAGAGATTTTGAAAATACTATTCTTTCAAAATTAAAAACAAATTATGAAAGTATTTGTTCAAAATATGGATATATTAAGAAAAATACTATCAAAATTATGAAACGATCAGTCGGACAATTTAAAAAAGAACATTTTAATGCTAATATCTATTTTGATGTCATTTGTATTGCTGAAATTTGTAATCCAGCACAAGGTTCTATTATTAAATGCAAGGTTAAAGCCAAAAATTCATTAGGTATTTTAGCGGAAGGCTATTATGATAATATTCCAATTCTTGAAATTATTATTCCTAAAATTTCAGCAGGTATTCAATCTGAAGTAAATATTGAAACTATTAATATCAATGATGAAATTAGTATTGAAGTTTGTGGGAAAAAATATCAGCTATTTGATAAACATATTTCTATTATTGGTAGAGCTATCAAAAATAAAAAAGAATTTATTAAAAATTCAATTGTCAGTGATAATATTGATGAAGATGGAAATGTAATTTCAAATGAAGTTGGTGATGATATTGATGAAATTTATGTTGAAAGTGAAAAAGATGAAGAAGAAGACGCTGATATTATTTCTGTAAAAAATAAAACAAAAGGTGATGAAGACGACGATGATGATGAAGAGGAAGAAGAAGAGGAAGAAGAATTTGCAGGAGGAGACATTGAAGATGAATTTGAAGGTGGTGCGGATGATGATTTTGGAGGCGGTGATTATTATGATGATGAATAACAAAAAAACTTAAACATCATATAAATCCAATAATAATTTCTTTTGCATATTATTTAAATCTTTGATATCTACAATCATATCTTTTTCATATTCATTATAGATAAATGATTTTAAATCTAATAAATCATTTAATGTTATTGTTTTTTTTGTCATTAGAAATTTAAACTTTCTATCGATTTCGCCTAAGAATGAAGGCATTAGATGTTATTTTATTTATAAATATAATTTTTCATTTTTTTGATATTTATCTATAATTTTTATAAAAATTTATTTTTGATAAAAAAATGATATTCTTCTTGATGATTATCATTATAATGATTAAAAACAATAAACAACCTTGCAATAATGTTTCAACCGAAACTTATACAGGCAAAGAACAATCTCCTAAAAGATTTGGATTATCAGCCGAAGGATTTGAATTAAACTTCGATAAAGAAGGTTATGATGGAAAAATATGGACTGTTCAAATCAAAAATAATAGGAAAGTATGGGTTCGAAAAAATGTTATGACTAAAATCACACACGAAGAACCACTTATTACTATTGCTAATGGTAGTGATAATGGTAATGATAATAGTAATGGCAATGAAGATAAGAATGATGAAGATGATAATAATGGTTCTGAAGCAGTTGAAAAAGAAGAAATTATTGAAGAACCAAGAGAAGAAATTATGGCAGCAGTTATACCAGAAACAACTATTGAAAAAAAGAAAACAGATTATAATATCTTTATTAAATATCATTTAGACAAACTAAAAAAAGAAGATACCAATAAAACACCAAATAAAGTTCTATTTCAACAAACAACAGAAGAATGGAAGAGATTAAAAAATAATCCGACTGAATTGAAAATTTTAATGGAACAAATAAAAAATAAATAATCTAATCTAAATATAAATTAGATAGATATGGAAAATCATATAATCCGCAAAGAGGATGGGACAATAATGAAATGGGATAAATCTAAAAATAATAATTATTTTTGTTTATTGTATAATGACAATAAACAAAAATATTATTTTACACCAGCACAAGATTTAAAATGTTCTGTCTTTATGATTGGCGGAGGTGGTGCCGGTGGATATTATTTCGGTGGAGGTGGTGGTGCAGGATCCGCATATATGAATGATAATTTTATTTTCAAAAAAAATACATCTTACTCATTTGAAATAGGAACTGGTGGAAAATGCGATATTGATAATATTAATAATTTATTTCAAAAAGGATTAAGTCTTAAGGTTTTTAATAATACAACGCCAAAATTAGATAAAATTAGTTTTTCAGGTGATGATTATTCATCTTTAGGTATAACATCTAATAATAGTAATAATATTATTCAATCATTTATTACAGAAAATATAACTATTCCTACAACTATTTTTAATAATAATACAACTTATATTTGGGATGGATATATTAAACCTAATAATAATTTTATTCGAATTACTGTCAATTCTAAAATTAAAGTTATGATATGGGTTGATAAAACGCTTTTTACTAATTCTTCTACTATTCTTGATGGTATTAATATTAATGATGTTAAAGTTTTACAATTAGACACAAATAAATATTTTAATATTAAAATAATTGCATATAATTTTGATACAGCAAATACCGATTTTAATATTAAATTTGAAGATTGCGATTTATTCAATTTTAATAAAAATGGAGAAGTTTATAATTATACTCCGGCAACTGATACTAATATTATTTATAGAACTGAAGATGAAAAATCATTTATAATTAAATCTAAAGGCGGTGGAAATGGTGGTTGTGGTTATTATAATAGAAATTCAAATTTAGATGGTGGTTGTGGTGGTGGAAGTGGAATTGATAAAAAAAATGGTAAATCTATTATAGACCATTCTTTTAATGGTAATGATGGAGCTGTTGGCACTTATTGCGGTGGTGGTGGTGGAATTATATCTGCCGGAAATAATAATTTCGGAGGAAAAGGAAAAATAATTGATTGGTTTAATGATAATATTATTTTTGGTGCCGGTGGTAATGGTGCAGGGACAAAAGAAGATCGGAAATTAGGATATGGTTGTGGAGGTAATGGTGCTGAATGTTGTCAATTTTCTAAATTAAATATTGATAATGATGGTAATAATGGTTGTGTTCTCATTTACTTACAACCAGTTATAACAGAAAAATTTACAGATAGTGATACTCGTATTAATATTTTAAGTGGTAAAACTACAACTTATTATGATGATACATCTATAATTAATAAATTACTGTCAGAATCATTTTCTTTATTTAATAATACAGATGCAAATAGTATTGCTAGTAATATAGATAGAGTAAAATATTTTAATGGTATTGGTCAAACATTTGCAAAATTATGCTATAATGATGATATTAGTTTATCACCTACTCCATCTACTCCACCTCTTTCACTTGTAGGAGGAGATAATAATATGAATAATTTTATATATGATATGCTAGTTGCTAGTAAGTTATTTGCTGTTATATATAGATTATATTATTATCAGTTTAAAGTTACGAATAGTTCAGATATTAATGATTTTAATGCATTTATTACATCTGCTAATATAAAATTTACATCAAATAGTAATTCAACTGCTATAACTGAAACCACTGTAAATATTAATAAATTATTTGATATTGAAAATTTAAAATTATCTACTAATAGTATTAGTTCTTATAAAAATAGTGTATATTGTGATAGTGCTACTTTAAATATGAATGGATTATTTTATGATAAAACAATTGAAGATATTGGTAGCAATATTGAAGTTCCATTTTATCATAATTCATCCAATTCTATACCAGGATTACAAAATTGGTATGATGATAATTATTCAACTGCTAATAAAATATTTGTTAATAAAATAAATCCGATTAATAGTTCTGATACTGATACAAAATCAATTACTACTTATTCAAATAGTAATTGTGCAAGTCCTTTAACAGGATACGGTAATTCAGCGGTTGATATGGTTCCATCATGTAGTTCAAGTTCTGATGTTGTTATACCATTAAATTATAACGCAATAAATTTAACAAAAGATAGATTAAAAGAAATATATATTTCAAATTTAAGTTTATTAAATGGTGCTGATGATGATAAAGATAATTATAGTAAGCAAAGAATATTATTTCATTTAGAAAATTTTAATATTATATTAAATACTAATGTCAATATTATGTTAAGCACATTAAAATATTATATGTATTATTATAATGCTGTGGTATATAATGTAATTTTACAATATGATTTATTTAAATTACAACAATTAAGAGTAAATAATTTTAAAGGAGGAATACAAGCAGCATATACTAATGGTAGTGGAGGTCATTTATATACAAATAGTGAAGTATATGATACATCTGATTCTCATCTAGTTTATGGATATAGAGCAAATACAAATTTAGCAACTGATAGTGGTACTGCTAAAACATATTTAACTAATACACAAAGTGATATTAATAAATTTGGAAGTAATCTTGAAAATATTTATTCTGCTATAAATGCTTCAACAAAATATGTTGAAATGGTAAAAAAAATTAATAGTAATACTTCTGATATTAATAGTATAAGTTCAGAGTTTGATGAAAATCAAACAAAATATAATAAAGTTGTAAATATTTATAATAATGATTTAGACAATTATAAAACTATTAATAATTATTATAGAGCTGTTATTGTAATTGCCATAGTTATTATAGTTATGGCAATATTCATATTTAGTATTCCTAATATTGATGGAAATGCACAAACTGGAATATTATTAATAACAGCTGTAATAATGATAATATTTTATGCATTTTATCTTGTTAATCTAAAATCAACTGAAACTTTTATTAATTGTAATTATAAAAATGCTGTTGTTACTAATAACTATGATGCAAATCTAGATTTTACTACTTATAAAAAAAATTTACTTACATATAATACCTTTTTAATGGTTATGGCATCTGGATTTTCAAGCACTGGAGATACATTGACACCTATTAATGATTTTGTTGATCAGGCAAATTTAATGAGAAGACGCCGAATTTTATTTTATAAAACTAAAATTGCTGAATATACTCATGCAAGTGAATTATTAAAAAAGAGTGCAGATGATTATTATTATCTAATGACTTTAATATATTTTAGTATTATTATTGCACTTATTGCGATGGCTTTCTATTTATTATTCCCAACTATGATATTCACTGTTATAATATTTGCTATCCTAATATTCTTAATATTATTGATATTTATTGTTTATAGAATTAATCGCTCTACACGACTATTTAATGATAAAAATTATTGGGCAAATTTCAATCCTACTCCAGAAGTAATTCAATCATTATAATAATATTTCATATTCTTTTATTAGAGATAATGCGTATTGTTTTTTTTATTATATGTGTATTATTAATTTATTTGATCGTATATATATTATTATATAATAGTGTTATTAATAATAAATCATTGCAACAACAAACAACTAATCATAATAGTTCTCACAGTAAATGTGATATCAAAAGTTGTGGAGCATTAGACCCTGTTAGCGATCCTCGTTATAATATGCAACAAATTGTTAAACAATCTATTTTACTTGAAGAACATTTAACAAATAAAAATAAAAGATGCAGGGATTGCATAACAAAACATTTTCAACATATTATTGGATTGGCAGAAGAGGCTCAAATGTTAGCTACTGTCAATTATAATAAATTTCCATTATTAGCAGAAAGTGTTAATATATATAATGATCTTTTCAATTTATGGTTTAAAAATAGAAATGATGAAGTAAAAATAATGGAAATAAGCGATAAATTAAGAATTCATCGAAAAAAACTTATTGCAATATATTTCTTTGATGATGATTATGATCTTAATAATTTTTCAAAATCATCAATGGGTTAAAAGAAACTGCAATTACCCCCAGATATCTTTTTGGCAGCCTTGGGCTTCTTAGCGGCTTTTGTTTTCTTTGGCTTTTCAGCAACGGGGGGCTTTGACAGAGATTTTATGATATCATTTATAGTTAGTTTCTTAACTTTTTTTTCAGCCTTGGGAGCTTTGGCTTTCTTGGCAGCCTTGGGAGCCTTGGGAGCCTTGGCTTTCTTTTCAGCCTTGGGAGCCTTGGCTTTCTTGGCAGCCTTGCGAGGCTTGCGGACAACACCAGCTTCGGCATCACGAGCCTTACGCTTGACTTCAGCGCGTTTCTTTTGGGCAGCCTTATTTTCAGCATGTAGTTCAGCAGATAACTCACCCTTTTTAACATCTATCTTTTGAGTTATTTTTATGGTAGCGCCAGCGCGTTCAATTACTTCAGGGCGATCAAAAACTTCACGAGTAGCATCATAAGCATAATACTTATTCGGGTTCTTACGATCAATGCGATATAGAACGAATGAAACCTTAACTATACGCTTCTTGCCATATTTAGCCTTTAATACACTATTTTGAGGGACTGGTTTAGCATTCTTAGGGTTTTTCTTGAAACCCATTTCAATATCTAAACGACGGAATATAGCACTGGCAGCTTTTTTAGCAGCTCCGGACGCAGATGAAGAGATAAAGCGACCATCAGTGAAAGTTCCTACGCTAGTATGATGAACAGTGAATGAACGCTCATTTTCTTTCTTGCCACCACCTGCAAAAAAATCATCAGTTTCAGGACCTTCACCACCTGATCGATAATTACGCTTGCTGGTATATTTACTGCCTCCTGATAATTCGTCTTGTCTTTGATTTTGATCTTCACTTTCTTCATCAGGATCACCACCGCGGCGACCAAAAAATTGATATGCATTGTCATAATCAGCCATTACTTTTATTTTTATTTCTATATATACATAATATTTATTTTTTATAAAATTCAATAATTTTTTTATTTACGAAAAATGAATTTTTGTCTAAATTATTTATTTTAATATTATTTATATTAGTTGCTCGAGATAACGCAGTATAAGTTTGACCCGATACAAAGATATCTTCGCCTAAATCCAATTCTAAGCAATCAATAGATGATCCTTGAGACTTATGAATAGACATAGCATAAGCCAATTTTAAAGGCATAAAGCTTATTTCGTTCTTCTTATTATTTTTATTTATATCTCTAAAATAATTGATATGATGTATTACTGAATTCATATCTTTTATAACAACAACATTTTCTAATAATCCTACTACTACTCCACGAGTTCCATTGACTAAATGATTTGCAACAGATATATTTCTCGTTACCATAATTTGCGCATTCAATGTTAAATTGATATCATAAGTATCTAAATTATCTATTTTATAATTTGAACGAGCTTTATATAAAGTTGTTTGATTATTATTGATTTTAACAAGTTTATCAAATTCTTTTTTATTGATGATATCAACATTAACATTAATTGGAAAAAGCTTTGTCGGCTTAATCCCATTTTCAAATTTTGTATTACTCAATTTCTCTAAAATCTTATATTTATCATCACTCAATTTTCCTAATCGCATTTCTTCTAAAATTTCTTGCAAAACAATATCATCTTTCTGTCTTATTAACTCTGTTAATATTACTGTATTAATTTTTAATTCATCCCATAGTGGCGAAGTAAAACAATAATTATTTCTAATTGGAGGTAATTGGTGAAAATCACCAACTAAAATTGTTTGAATTCCTCCAAACAATTTATCATTACATTTTATCAATTTGAATAAATTATTTATCAATTCAAATAATTCATTATTCATCATCGAAATTTCATCAATAATTAAAACATTTAAATTACGCAATTCTTTAAATTTTTTACCAAATTTTTTAATATCATTAAAAATATCTTTCAATTCTTTATTAATTCCTAAATATAAATATGAATGTAATGTTTGACCATTAATTAAACTTGCAGCACATCCTGTTAAAGCTGTTAAACCATAATTAATATTATTATCTTCAAAATATTCAACAATCTTATTAATTGTAAATGATTTACCAGTTCCTGCAGATCCTGTTAAAAATAGATTGCCTCCATTTTTAACATGTTCAAATGCCTCTAGTTGTTTTTCATTCATATTTATTAATCAATATCAAAAGAATTATTATCATTTTTTTTAATCAAAAAAAATGATTAAATTTATATATAATTATTATTATTAAATGAGCGATTTAATCTTCAATCCCAAATTTCCAATCGTCCTTATCGATAATAGTTATTATATATTTTATCGCTATTTCGCAACATTATGCTGGTTTAGAAAACAAAATGACGAAATTGATCATGCCAATATTATGAATAATAAAGAGTTTATTGTGGCATTTTTCAAACATTTCGAAGCAGATGTTAAGAAAATTACGAAGAAATATAAAACAATTAAAGATAATATTATCTTCTGTATCGATTGTCCGAGAAGTAATATTTGGAGAAATGATATTTATGATAAATATAAGAAATCTCGATTGAAGAAAGATAATTTCAACAGTGATATCTTTGAATTATTTGAAGATTATTTAAAAAATAATATTTTTAAGAATTGCAATTATGAACATCTAGAAGCAGATGATGTTGTTTATCTACTTCAATATAAATTAACTATTCTCAATTATCCCAATTATATTTATGTAATTACAAATGATAATGATTATCTTCAGATGTATTCAAATAAAGTTAAAATTTATAATATGCAATTTATGGATTTATCTTTAAAAATTAAATATAATCCTAATGTTGAACTTCTTTATAAAATTATTATTGGCGATAAAAGTGATAATATTTCAAAAATTCAAAATGGATTGAAAAAAAACACAGCTTTGAGTATAGCTTTAATGACTGAAGAAGATAGAAACAATTATTTAATTTCTAATAATATTATGGAAGCCTTTAATTTAAATAAACGATTAATTGATTTCAGAGAAATCCCTGAAATTATAGTTCAAAAATTTTATGATTACTATAATATAAGTATTAATTATGGCTGATCCATTAACTGAATTCATATTATTTAATCATAAAGTTTTTATTGTTTGTTGCTTTATTTTGTTTATTTATTATGCAGGACTTATTATAATTTTTATATTAACATCTTGTGGTCTTATTTTCAATCGCCAATTTGATAAATTGAAAGAAGATGTTTTCAAAAAAGTTCATAATATTAGTAATAATGCTCATTATTATTTAAAACAATATTATTTGCCAAATAATTATCAAAAAATGGTTACAAATGATACAAGTGTTGATTATTTTAATAATTTTAATCGTAAAATGTATAATAAATTTGTTAATAATTATGATAAAGTAGATGCATATGATTATAAACTTAAAAATAATAAAACAATGTTAGAATATGATAATTTAAATGAAAAAGATTATTTATATATTGTTATTTGGATTATTGCATTTATTTTTCCTATAATTGCTTTTATAGCAGGGCAAATTTTAAGAGTTCAATTAACTGTATTATTTTGGATTTTTATAAATTGGATGCTTATTAAAATGATGGTTCCTTTAATAATTATTTTTCCAATTCCAATTTTTCCATATTTCTTTATATTACCTCTCAGAATAATGATGTTAGAATTAATACCTCCTTTTAAAGTATTAACTGATTTAGGAACTCTTCCATTAATCTATAGAATTGTTACTCGAATTATTGATCCAAATGTTTTTAATGATTATTTTAATGATATGTTAAAACCAACAGTAACTGATATTGGAGATTATTTATTTTATCATGTTCGAAATTTGGGAAAAGAATATGCTAATGAATTGTATGGTGATAAACCAGTTGATAATAATAGTAAAGTAGGTAAAGAAAGAGTTAAGAGTGATAATGAAAATATTAATAAAATTAATGGTGATGATGATAAAAAAGCACAAAAAAAATATGATGAATATAAAGAAACCGATAATGTAAAATCAAGTATGGATAAGATTGATCAAGACACTCAAATATGTATTGGCTTAAATCAACAATTTAAATCTTATGGAGCATCTTATACATCAGAAGTTAGTGCAGATATGGGAAATTCTATTAATCCTTATAGTAAATGTTATACGGCTGCTATAAAATCTTATATTAAAACAAGTATAGCACCACCGCCATAAAATGGATATAGTAGATCATTTATTAAATGTTTTAAAAATTGTATTATTTTTAATGATAACATTATATGTTATTAATTATTTTTTAATGACATTCGGTATTATTGACAATATGATATATTTTTTTAAATATTATGTATTTGCAATTTTTATTCTTATTATTGTTTATTTTTTAGTTTTAATACTTGGAATACCATTCAAACAAGATTTTAAAAAAATCTATGAAATTAAAACATTTATAGATGTTATTGATTTCTTCTGTGGTAAAATTCCATATTGGACACAAACATTATTTGTTATTATTGTAGTATTATTTTTATTAGTATATGTTATTTATTTATTTATAATAATAGTAATACCTAAAACTGGATTTCCAACTTTATTTATACCTGTTCAAGAAATATTATTAGCAATTCCACCAATTCCAGATTTTAAATCAAGAGGTGTTTTTTATATTTTTGATAAAATATTTGAATTATTTGGTTTTAATCATGAAGGATTTAGAAATAAATGTTCTAATTATTTATTCTTTTGTAAAGAAGATTTATATGATATCATAAAATTATTTAATCCTCATTTAAATATTGAGAAATTCGCAAATATAGTTGAAAATAAAGATAATCATAATGAAAAAATGGCTGCCGCTAATACTAATATTGAAGTTTGTATCGGTAGCGATAGCCCATTCACACCTCCTAATTCAAGTTATGTAAATATGGTTAATAATAATATTGCCGAAATGAAGAATAAGATTAAATGTAATTTAGATGCAATACCTGCTTATATTACTTCCGGTGAATAAAAAAAATAATTTAAATTATTAAATATGATTATTAATGTTCTTTCAAATGGTTTTAGTTCTTATGAACTTCTTTTGAATGTTTCTTTTCTCCTTATTTTAGCTCTGATTATATATATTTTCTATTGGCATTCAATCAATAGAAATATAGCAAAAATAAATAGATGTAAGATTAATTTAAATAGTGGCGGTGATAGCTTTACTATTTATGGTATCTATGACCAAACAAAACTTTATAAAGTTAATTATGATACAGCAAATAATAATAATGTAACTATAAATTGCTCTTGTCCAACTGGTAATACTCCCAATACTTTTAAAGTCAAGGCTTTTAATGTTGAGACAGATAGAACTGAAACTATTAGAAAGCAATGTGTTTGTGATAAATATTATAATACTGATAATAAAAATAAATTTTATTTTAATGGTGATAGTTTCTTAGTTGATTATTATAGTAATAATAAAGATAAACTTGTATTTCCAAATTCATAATTACTAATATGAAAATGCTTTATTTAAAGCTGATGTTAGATTTTCAAGTTCGCCATTATTTAAATGTGGATAAATTATATTAAATTCTATAATCATATTTCCTTTTTTTGCTGTATTATAAATTGGCAACCCGCGATTTTTTAGCATATATTGTTTAGAAGGGTTGATAACCCCAAATTGATTTGTATTTATTTTTATTTGTTCTCCAAAATAATCGATAACTATTAATTTCCCTATAATACTATCCGTTAATGTTATTGTCTGTTTATAATAAAGATCATTTCCAGATTTTGTAAATTGAGAATGAGACATTAATTTAAATTCATATATCAAATTTCCTGCTTTATGTCCTGCTACTTGTGGTTGCTCTCCAAGTCCTTCAAATATCGTATGATCACTATCAAATCCTTTTGGCATATTTAAAAATGCATTATGTTCTATGTCATATGTTCCACATCCCTTACATTCATTACATTCCTTATTATTCTTATTAATAATCTTAGTGCCATTACAATTATTGCAAGGAGTATTTAAAATTTGCATCATCGGACCAATTTGAATAACTTGCTGTCTCATTCCAGAACCGTTGCAAACATTACAAGTCGTAAAACATTTTATACAATGTTTTTTAATTATAACTTTTATTGGTTTTGTTATACCATTATAAATATCTTCTAATGTTATGTTATATTGCTTAATTATGTTATTACACATTTTATTTTGCTGTTGGTTGTGATTATGACCGCTAAAATCAAAATCTCCAAATGGATTAAATCCATGATGCGGATGACTTCTTCTTGCACCTCCAAATAAATGTTGAAATAATTCATCCATATTTGCTGCTTCATGATGAGGACCATTATCACCTGAGCCATTATAATTTTCATCACCTAACATATCATATTTCTGTCTTGTTTCTGGATTTGATAAAATTGAATAAGCATTTGAAATTTCTTTAAATTTTAGCTCCGCTTCTTCCTTATTATCTTTATTTTTATCAGGATGAAATTGAACCGCCAATTTTTTATAATTCTTTTTTATATCTTCCAAAGAAGCATTTCTATTTACCTCTAAAATATCATATAATTTATGGGTCATCAAATTTTGTTTATTTAATTATTTATTATATATATTTATATATATGTTAAATTTACGAAAATATAGAATTTTTAATTTAGCTATATTTGACTATGTTGTTACATTTATAGCCATCATCATTCTTCATTCTTATATGTGGTTTAAAGCAAAAGTCAATTACAAAAGAAGTTATTTTCAATATATAATATCATTCATCTATATTTCAATTGCTATTCTTGGCTTAGGAACAATAATGCATTATTTCTTTGGGATTAAATCAATATTTTCACATTATATAGGTTTTGGATAAATTTAAAACTATTTTTTCAAAAAAATGAAAAATTATTTTATAAATATTTTTCATAAGATTAAATTCTTAGTAGCATGACTACTGATATTAGATTGAACGGATGCCTCACTAAGGAGATTACGCATATTGTGAATTTTATTCACTATCGGAAAAAGATTGATGCTTCTATTTCTGTTGAAACTGAAATGATAAATCAGGCAAACATAAAAGCCAGACATTTGATCGAGGATTATAATCTTCGATATTGCAAGATCATTATCAAAAGTCACGCAGAAAATAACATCTTCAATGCGATTAAAAGAGTTCGAGGATCAATCGACTATTCAAGTGAAATTAATTTTTACA